GTATTCGTTTACATGCTGGAAAATATGAAGCATTAGGACAAAATAAGCCTGTAAAAGTTTTCCGAGATGCAGACCGCAACATGGTATATGCTGAGGATAGAACACAAGAAGGTTTGTTTGGAATTAACATTCACAAGGCAGGTTCAGATTCTACATTTGTTGAAAATTGGAGCGAAGGATGCCAGGTGTTTAAACGTTCCAAAGATTTTGAAGAATTTATGGCCATTTGCCGTAGAGCAAAAGCTGTACATGGAAATAAATTTTCATATACATTAATCGAATCAAATGATATAAAATAATGAAATCGATCCCATTAGCAATATCACTTGTACTAACAACAACTATGACATTCATTAGTACATATTTTTATAATCTAACGTTAGATAACTCCGATCAGTATCTCGGACTAATTGCTGTGGTAATGTTAGATGGATTTTTCGGAATTTTAGCGGGAACGCGTCGAGAAGGATTCCAAACATTCAAAGCATTGAAAGTCTTAAGAACATTGGTAACATGGATCATATTCTTAACGGTATTATTAACAATTGAAAAAGGATATCCGGGCACTAGTTGGCTAAGCGAAACCATACTTATTCCATTTATTGTATTTCAAGTTATTAGTGCTTTGAAAAATGCATCAATGTGTGGATGGATCAAGTCAGATGTATTAAACAGTATTCTAGATAAGATTGATAAGCATAAAGGCGATCGCACATAATTTGGATATTGCAAATAATTTTTATATATTTGTAATATGAATTATCGATATATTATTCTAGCATATCTCATGTTTATGTTTGGTCAAGCAATTGTTTGGATTCAAACCAACGGCCCGATACTATGGCCATGGGCAAAACAACATAAATTTTCGTTGATGTTACTAGGAGTTCCAATCACATGGTTGTTTATGGAGGCAACAAGTTTAGTAGTACGCGGATTTGACGGAATGTTCTGGCCTGGTAGATTCATGTCATTTACTGCAGGAATCATTATTTTTACGGTTATGACATATTTTTTTAAATCAGAAGCAATCAATTTAAAAACGGCAGTTTCACTTACATTGGCTTTTGCGCTCATATTAATTCAGCTCTTTTGGAAAACATGATATTTATATTAAAAGAATGATATGAATAATGTACCTGGATATATGAAGCGCATCGTGATGGAAGAATATATGCAAATCAAACATAACTTAACAGAATCTAAATCTGGGTGGGATACAATAAATAAAATATTTACCAGTACCGGCTTAAAACAATGGAAAAATAGATTCGGCAATCAAGCCTTCACGTATGATGATCCTAAATTAGGAGAACTAGATTTTTACGATGATGGATCTGCATTTATACATGCACAAAACAAATCAACTACCTGGTCAACTGCCCCTGGAGATAAAATTTCAGTTGATGGAAATGTTTTGGATATTCAACAGCTAAAATCATCTAGCAAAACATCTGCAAATAAACCGGTACGCGTTAAAGCAACGGCCCGAGAAAAAAAATCCGGTATCGATACATTGCAAACGGTTCTAGATTGGTTAGGATTCATTCCTGGATTCGGTGATATTTTAGATGCAATCAATGCAATAATTTATTTCGCACGTGGTAAGTGGGTAGATGGTATACTTTCATTAATTGCTATCATACCTGTAGTAGGATCTGGCATAAAACTTGCATTTAAAGGAGCTATAGAAGCCGCCGGCGGTGCTCTAAAACTTTCTAAAATGTGGAAATTAGCATCAAAAGGAAATGCCGATGATTTAGTTAACTTTTATAGAGAATCTATTAAAAATGGGTCCTTGTCTAAAATGCAACTGTCACAGATTGCAGCTAAAGGTGATGAAATTGCAAAGTTGTTAACTGCTAGCAATGCATATCTTAAAAAACATACAAATGTAGTTACTGCATTAGGAATTTCTAATCCAGTTGCAATGAAACAGATTGATCAAATAATAGATGTTTTGCAAAACACAGTAACTGCCCCAATCAAGAAAACATTGCTAGGACAAATTAAAGATATCACAAAATTATCGAAAGTTGCTAGTAAAGGAGTCCGTGCTGGCAAGTTTGCATTTAATTTTTCAGCAAATTTGTCGACTTTCGGTGGATTTGGTGTTGCTAAAAATATTTTAAAAAAAATAGGAATTAGCAAACGTGAAATGAAGTATTTAAAAGATGCAATGGATCTACGCTTTGCTAGAAAATTGGAACAAAGTCCTACATTAACGGCAGCAATGCTTAAAACAAATTCCAGATTAACTCCTGCAGCTGCAACCTCATTAGGTATTCCGCCATGGCTACGTGCAAAATCTGTCGCAGAAATTCAAGATTGGATGGCTGCATTAAAACAATCAAATCCGCAGAAATGGAAACAAGTTAGTAATGCAATTGCTCAACAGTCTGCAAATTCAAAAAATATGTATTATACTAAGTTTGTTGAAAATAAATTTCAGCAAGCATCAAACATATTTAGACCAGGCACGGTATTTACGGCAGGAGTGCCAGAAATGTTTTCGAAGATGATGCGACTTGATTCATATAGATTATCAAATCCAAAGAATCTAGATATAGTTTCAAATGAAGTGCAAGATCTTGCTGAGAAGTTAGGATTTGACCCAGAGGATGATCCGAATGGTGTTATAATGCCGGCGATATTCATGATGTTCAATGAATTTTTAATGGGAGTTAAAGACACGGCGCAAGGAACAATATCATCAGACGATTCTGGCATCATACCTGGCATAGGTAGTACATCTCCTGTTGATAATGCACAAGATAGCATTCCTGGGGGACAAGTTGTTGATCCTAGCGCCGATGTAGGGTTATCTAGTATAAAAACTGAGTTTAAAAATGCACCGGGTAGTACTACTGAAAAATTGCAAGCATTAGCAGACCAAGGATGGGAAGAAGCACAAATATTTGCATTAAAAAAAGCACTGGATATTGAATGATACGAGAATACGAAACACATAGCACACTTAATCCAAAGCTTTGGGACGGAAATCAATTACGACCAAAATTACGCGCAGGATTCATGAAAATTGCAAAAGAATTTTACAATTTTTTAGAAGTTGATGCATTGATCAAAGATGTTATTTTAATTGGTAGCAATGCAAATTATAATTGGACCAAATGGAGTGATATTGATTTGCATGTTGTAATCAATTACATGGAGGTTGGAGATAATTTGCATTTAGTAAGCAATTATATGCATGCAAAAAAAAGCATATGGAATATCAATTATCCATTAAAGTACAAAGGCATGAACATTGAATTGTATGCACAGGATTCAAATGATGAATTGCATTCTTCAGTAGGAATATATTCACTACTACGTGGCAAATGGATAAAACAACCATCCTCGGATATTGTATCGGTTGATGATGCTGCTATACAAACCAAAGCAGAACCATATGAATATGAAATTGATGCCTTAAAAGAATCAGATCCGCAGGTTGAACAAAAAATTAAAAACATCAAACAACGTTTGCAACATTTACGTAAAACTGGACTTGAAGCAGAAGGTGAATATTCTATAGAAAATATGGCATACAAACATCTTCGTAATAAGGGTTATATAGAACGTTTAAAACGATTAGAACAAACGGTATTACGAGGTCGTCTTTCTATAGAACATGCAGTAAATGAACGATATATGGGATCTATAACTAATAAAACAAAAGATCAAATAAAAAAATTTGCTTCAGCAATGAAAACCGAATCATCTGAAACAAAAATGGCGTTAAGCATGTTGCTGCAACATATCAATGGCCAAAAATTAAATGATGTAGAATGGGCATGGGTACGCAATCAAATGAAGGATGTTATTAAAATACTAGGATTAACTACAATGGCCGTAGCTCCGGGCGGAAGTATACTTGCAATATTAGCAAAAGCTTTAAAAGCAGATAAATATTTGCTGCCATCATCCATGTTGAAAAAAGATGAACAAGAAATAACAGAATCTTTAATTGGGCATGTAACAAAAACAAAACCTTTGCATAAACATGATTGGGATACAATCATACATAAAACTGGAGGAATTGTTGATCCGCAAGGCCAATGGAACCACCCGGGTCGCTGCACCATGATACCAACAAGTAATGGACAAATAACCATGATAGATGTTCCTCATCCTGTCTTAGGGATTGATGAAACAGGTCACATGATCATGATGCATCCAGAATATGATTATCAATTCCCAGGACGCAATGTGTTTGAAATTCCACATACCGCACAATGGAAAACGATGGTTATGCAAATACAAAATGCATTGAACAATAAAAGTGGAGTAATAGATGCAAAATAGTAGTAAAGGTTTAGGCGATGATATTAAAAAAATAACATCAGCTACGGGTTTAGATCAACTTGCAAAGAAAATTGCACAATTACTAGATGAAGATTGTGGGTGTGATGATCGACAGGCTTGGCTCAACGAACAAACAAAAAATTGGCCGATATACAAAAATAGAAACAAGGATAAATAATGGCTCTACTAAATAAAACGGGTATTACAAATGGAGGAACAATTCAAGCAGAACATGTTACTCGTACAATTGATGCATTAACGGGTGTTAGTACCGACAGCATCATAGCAACAGGATCATTTACGGGGTCATTCACTGGCCCACTAACAGGAACGGCAAGTTTTGCAGTAACTGCATCTAGATCTGTTTCGAGTTCATTTGCAGCAACTGCATCGTACGCATTGAATGCTGTGGGATCTGGAGCAGAATACATGACACTTCGATTGTCATCTGGTACTATAACCGGAGTGACGAGTGGTTCTGCAATATATATCGGAACTAATACAACAAGTTCTCAAGTAGGAAGAGTAGGAGTATTTTTGCCATATAATTGTATGATTGTTAGTGCAAGTGTATATCTAAACTCCCCAGTAAGTACCAATACATCGTTAACAAATGGTGGCTTGTATTATAATTCCGTAGAAATAGCTGGTTTCGAGGATCTAGATCCAAAAAACGTATTCATTGATGCTAGATACATTCCAATTGGATATGATGCATCTGGTGACAAATGGATAAATGTGGCATACACTCCAAGTAATACTGCAACCGGCCGCTTTGAGTTATCAGCAGATATTTTAATTAAAAAGGCATAAACTAATATTTATAATAAAGGAAACATTATGAAACTTACAAAAGAACAAGTATTGGGTATCGTACGTCATGCATTGACATTTGTCGGCGGTATCGTTGTCATGCGCGGAATAGCTGATGAAACTGCGGTTACTGAAATTGTTGGTAGCGTTGTAACTATAGTTGGTACAATTTGGTCAATTGTTGCTAAAAAGGCATAACATGAAACGGTTAAACGAATGCGGGTGCAATTCTGAATCAGATCATAGCGGGACTAACAACTACATGTTTTTTCAGAATTTAAAAACTATCAAAAAAATGGTAGATGCTATGCTGCAAATGGATCCACAACATGTTGATCGAATGTTATCTGACGGACATGGGTGGGCAGTTGATCATATTACAACATCTAAAGACGATGTGGAAGAAGTAGGAAATTTTTTAATGTCCTCACATGGAACATCGTCTATGACAGCAGATGATGCATATAATTCACAGCATCCGCAGTTCGTTCCGGCCGATTTTCGAAATCATTTGAAAACGGTTATGCAAGAAAAAATTCAAAAGGTTGATGGTGGTTGGGCAGTATATCCAAGTAAAGGCGGAAAACGTTTAGGCACTCATGCAACTAGAAAAGACGCACTTAAACAGTTAGCTGCAATTGAAATTTCAAAACATCGTAAACAATGAAAAAACTAAAACATCTATTAATAGAAGCTAAAACCGGGTGTCCGATAGCAACACAGGATATACATGTTAATCTAGAAAACAGGCAGCATGCAATCGACGAATATTTCTATGGACCAGCAAATCCAGATAAACCAGGACGTTACTGGAAAGATGCAGCCAAACGTTGGAAGATTGATGAGGCTACTGCTAAAACAATGAAATGTGCAAACTGCGCAGCATTCGATGTTTCAGATAAAATGTGGTCTTGCATGGCTAAAGGTATTGAAGGAAAAGAAAAAAATATTGATGCAATGGCTACTATAGAAAAAGCTGATTTAGGATATTGCAATTTTCTTCATTTTAAATGTGCGGGCTCCAGAAGTTGTACTGCTTGGGTAACCGGGGGAGCATTAGATGATAAGGATCTAACAAAATGATTCAGTTGAAAAATATATTATCAGAAAGCGACGTTGTTGATCCATCACAATTGGCAAAACCATTTTTTCGTGAGTTTTCCACTCAAATGAAAACTCCTGCTAAATTTTCATATTTAGGATTAAAAAATAAAGAACACATTTTCTGTGCCCCAATTGATAATTTAGGCTCATTGAAATTGATATTTTCAAAAGCAGAAATCATTGCTAAAGTTTGTGATAATTATGCATACTTTGGAATTGTATATTTACTAAATGGTTTAGAGCAATTTGATGCAACAGTTTGTTTGATCAACAAAACAAAAAATGGGTTTGAAACAAAATTGTTTGATGATGCTGATTCTGATTTTAATAATTCAAAAACGAACTTTTCAAACATAATAAAACGGTTATGATAAACAAATTAAATTATGAATTAATCCGTCCAACATATCATGATATTGAAATTTCAAAGCCATTACCACATGATATCGCAAAATACATTCTATTAAACAAAACTTGCCATGTAGATCATGAAGGTTTTGATTTAAATGAAATTGAGCAGGCATATTACGCACACAATGGCGTTTCATTAGAACATGACACTACATGGTATAAAGATGGTGATGCTACTAAAGGAGCTCATGCAATCATATTGCCATGGTTTCAACAAACTAAACAATCATCTCTGATTATCGATCATAGTCAATTTGTAATTAGACATCCAATAACCGGAGATGCTGCAAATCAAATCAAAGAGTATGCAAAACAGCGACCGGAATTGCTTCGAATCTTAAGTGCTGAGTTTAAATGCGGCTTAGATTTGTGTATAGATTATATTGGCGAAGATCGAGTGTATCCAGTAGTTCACATTGAATGGGATTACCGCAATATATCGGACATGTTGTCTGATATAGACTATGTTGAACAAACCATCCACAACGCAAATTGGGATATGCTATTACCAATCATAACTAGATTCAATTACATTGCAAAAAATGAATTAGATGCATTCCAACAAGCAGATTTCAGATCAATGTTATTATTCGGCCGCAAATCTTATAAATTGATTCCTACGTTATAATATTTATTTAAAATAGTACCAGGAATACAATATGATACGATTATCGAATTTATTAAATGAAGCTTCATTAGCATTTGATAATGAGTTTAAAGAACTTGTGAAGCAATGGGAAGGACCAGGCCCGACAGATCGAAATGGTAACCATTTAGCATATGATGATGCAAACCCAAGAGTTCCAGCAAAACCTGGTACTCAGCCGCGCGGAACCTTGACTATCGGATACGGAACAACAGCAGCTGTGTATCCTGCATTAAAACCTGGCATGAAAATATCTAAAACTCAGGCCGAAGACTTGTTAGTAAAAGGTATCGAACAACATGAACGCAAAGCCATTCAATTGATTCCTAAATTTAATACATATCCAAAATATGTTCGTGCAGCAATATTAAATGCAATTTATCGCGGAGACTTAGGACCTAATACTAGGAAATTAATCAATCAAGGCAAATGGAAAGATGCATCAATTGAATATTTAAAACATAAAAATTATACAAACCCAGGCAAGTTCACCGGAGTTGTAAAACGAATGAAATCGAATGCCGATGCATTTTTAAAATATTCAAATGAAATGCATCGCGACACTAAAGTTGTTGACCATGGTAAATCAATTATTGGTCAAACATTGTATCCAAGGAATCGTCCATCATCTAATTATGTCAATGTAAGAACATCCCCAGAAGTAAATACGGGGTTGATTAGCAATTTTCAAGTTAAAATTGAATGGCCGAAGCCGGTCGGTAAAGTTGTTCGAGAAAAAGTTGACGATACGGGCAAAATTTGGTTTTTAATTAAATTGTTGCCAGGCGTTGGTAATGGTACTGGCTATGGATGGGTTCGATTTGACAATGTTACTACAGATAAAAATGCTAAATATGTTAGATAGGTTGGCTATTTAATTTAATTTTTATATTATATGTTATGGTAGAAAATTTCATTGATAAACTATTAATAACATCTATTAATCACATGAAAAATGATTCATGGGAATGGCCGAGTACTTGGGACTTGGAGAAAAAATATAGATTTTTAAATCATTGCATGAAATATGCAGAAAATAATGAGTTTTATGAACAATGTGCAATCATTAGAGATGTCGAACAAAAACTTAAAGAACAAACGAGGGAAATGGGAAGTAATTCTGCACAATGATGATCACAATACGTTTGATCATGTAATTGAATGTTTAATGGATATATGTGCGCACAATTACTTGCAAGCTGTACAATGTGCAACCATTGTGCATCGAAACTCTAAATGTAGTATTGCGGTGGATACTTGGGATGAATGTGAGTTGATTCGAGAAGACTTACATAAACAGGGACTAGCCGTAACGGTTTCAAAATTTAAAAAGCATGCGTAAGAAATTAATTAAATTTAAAATTGGGTTACTTCATGCAAAATTTCATCGCAACATGAAACGCGCTGGAATTGCCCGGAAGAAGCAAGATATAGTTGCATTTAAAAAATACATATATCGAGCAGAAGATGCATGGCGCAAATTAGTTATATTAACAGAAAAAATAAAATAAGTTATGGGTAGAAAATCAGCACACTCCGGAATGTCTCCAAAGGAACGTTCAATCAATTTAATGGATAAATTCATTGCGCGTAATGCCTCGCGTGAAAAAGACAAGCCCGCATTGCCTGCACGTCGCAAGGACAATGCAGTTCCATTACATTTGTGGCCTTTAAAGGATCAAATTGAATTTTGGAATAACCGTACCGACACAGATCGTTTCAATGAATCATATTCATCATATTCTACATGGCATGATGAAGTAAAACAACGTTCTGGAATTTATCCTCAAACATTTCTAGACTTTACATCGAAACTAAAAACAGAAATGCGCACAATGTGGGAAACCAAAGTAACTCCCAGAGATGCTGTATTAGAACTTCGTAAACGAGGAGTATATTAAATGTCAGAACAGTCATATAAATATGTATATGGTCGTGGGAGGTCTTCATATGATCTCCCCGAATCAGATATTCGATATGCTATGGCTAATACAAAATCTAATGCAGAGGCTGCACGGTTTTTGAAAGTTTCATTCACTACATATAAAAAATATGCTAAACTGTATGTTGATCGAGAAACTCAAAAAACTTTGTATGATATGCATACAAATCAAGCAGGTGTTGGCATCGTAAAAGATTCTCCACGAGCAACCGCTGGTATATATTCAATTGATGCAATATTACAAGGGAAACATCCTGCATATCCAACATGGAAGCTTCGCAATCGGTTATTAGCTTTAGCAATTTTCGAAGAACGTTGTCAGTCTTGCGGGTATGATGAACGACGTGTTACAGATGACACTGTACCGTTGTTATTAGACCATATTGATGGTGACGTTACAAATCATTGTGTAGAAAATTTGCAGATGCTTTGTTTGAACTGTTATTATCAACAAACAGGAAATCCGTTCAACAAAGACAAAGAAACATTTTGGAACTATAATCAACTAGATTGATATTTATTAATATGATATCAATAAAAAAACTTGTTGTTGAAGGACGCTATGATAGTTTAGTTACTATGCTATCAAGAAAAATATTGCAAGTAGTTAAAGACAGTTATTCATCGGTCAAGCATCCGAATGGAGAATTTTCAGGCCAACAAATTTATTTTAAGTCTGGCGAATCCGTCCCTAACATTGATGGTGATGAATTTAATCATGTTTGGTTTGAAGAAGTAGAAAACACGCAGATACCAGTAGAATTTTATTTATCGGTTAAATTGCAATGGGTAGATGGATTAAATGATTTCCGCGTCGGGGGTGATGCATATAATGATACAAAACGTACATCGCAAGATCTTCCGCTGATTGAAGTTCGATTCGAAATGGATCCGGCCGACTACCCCAATGTTTTACAAGATGTGGCAATAGAATTGCGAGATATTCTTCGTCATGAAATTGAACATGTAACACAATCTGGCTGGAATACAATGCAATCAAAATATTTGCCTTCTGATATTACGCGCCGCAATAAAATCAATGCCGGTGAATTGTCTGCTAAACATTATTTTTTATTGAAAAAAGAAATACCTGCAATGATACATGGTTTGTATACTAAAGCCAAAAAAACACGGACTCCATTTCGTGATGTTGTAAATGCATCATTAAATCATTGGGTACAGAACGGAACATTTACTGAACAAGACAAACAAGATATTATCAATGTTTGGAAAACTTATTTGCCAAGTCTCGGAATACGACAGGAGTTATAATGATTAAATTGCATGATTTGTTAAATGAAGACTTGCACCGTTGGGTCAAAGAAAAGTGGGTTGATCAACACGGCAGACCTTGTGGCAACGATGAAACTAAAGGCGTAAAAAAATGTCGACCTAGTCGCAAAGTTTCTAAAGACACACCTAAAACGTGGAGTTCATTTGATAAAAAAGAAAAAGAATCACTTGTACGTCAAAAACAACGTGTTGGTATGGGTAAACGAACACCTAAAGCTGAAGATGTAAATTTAGAAGAAAAAGCAAAACGAGATGCATGTTATCACAAAGTAAAGTCTCGATATGATATCTGGCCATCTGCGTATGGGTCTTTAGCTTTATCTAAATGTCGCAAAGTAGGTGCAAAAAATTGGGGAAACAAAACAAAGGAATCTATGCAAGAAATAACAATTTGTAATGCATGTGCGGTTGCTATGCTAGAAGACATCAAGTTAGGAAAAATAAACATTGTCACAGAAGCAGAGTACCGAGGGCGCACAGTAAAACTTGGTAAGCCAATGCGCGGCGATGTCAAAAAATTCAAAGTCTACGTTAAAAATGATAAAGGCAACGTTGTAAAGGTTAATTTTGGCGACCCTAACATGAGAATACGCAAGAGCAACCCAGCACGTAGACGTTCATTTAGAGCCCGTCACCGTTGTGATACTCCAGGACCGAGATGGAAAGCAAGATATTGGTCTTGCAGAAAATGGTAACGGAGTCTTTGTAATGAATGATATCGAGGAAATTGTTTTAACTGCACACAATCATGGCATATATCATGAAGTTCTAGATCTTGCAGCAAAATTACTACAAACAACCCCATACAAGTTTTATCCCAAGATGGCATATGAACATGCATATATTCAAATATATGAATCTATAAAAACATAAAATTTTATTTGGATAACATCAGTTTATTTCTTATATTTAAAGTATAAATAAAATGAGTTATGAATAAAAAACTTTATGGTACCATTCAAAATGGTCGAGTTATCAATGTTGAAGACGGAACGGATATCACACACTTGTTTCGTCAGATTATGATCGATCATGCACTGATGAACGATCAAGCATTAATGTACGATACGTTATCAGGTCGCGCAAAACGAATGTCTAAAAATGAATTGCAATATGCAATTCCGCAAGATCCAAAAGTAGAGCCAGCTGATGCCACACCTGTTGATCCAGTAATGCAATTAATTGCAAATTCTAATCAACTGAAGCCTGCG